TTGGCACGCAACTTAACGAAAACGCATTTAATCAGGCTGTCCAATTGCAGGCCGCCGACTTGGCACGCCAACAGCAGGCCGATGCAGCCAACCAGGCTGCTGGCTTGTCTGGTGCTCAGTTGCGCCTTGGTGGCGCACAGCAGCTTGGCAGCTTGGCCGCACAGCAGCAGGCATTGCGCCTTGGCGGTGCGCAGGCTGTCATGGGTGCTGGCGGTGCGCGTCAAGCGGCAGACCAGCAGCAGATGGATGCGATCCGCAACATTGGTTTGCAGCGCCTGGGCATCGTGCAATCCTCATTGGGTGCAAGCCCTGCCAACCTTGGTGGCACGGTGTCCACACCGATGTACAGCAACCCAGCCTCTGGCGCTCTTGGTGGTGCATTGGCTGGTGGTCAAATGTTTGGCCCATACGGCGCAATTGCTGGTGGTCTTCTTGGCGCATTGGGAGGTTAAACCATGGCTACATTTGATTTCATGAATATGTTTGCGCCCCGTGGCGCACCATCAGGACTTGATGCGCTTTTAAATGCTGACCAGCGCCGACTGATGAACCAGCAAGGCAACTTGTCGGCTGCGGCTGCGCTGCTTGCAGCCAGTGGCCCCAGCCGCCAGCGTGTTGGCCTTGGCCAAGCCCTTGGCGCTGCTTTGCAGGCTGGCCAGCAGGGCTACCAACAAGCCCGTGCCGGATCGTTGCAAGACTTGCTGTTGGGTGAGAAGCTGAAGGAGGGTCAAACGGAACGACAAGTGCAGCAGCAAGTGGCCAGTGCATTGACAACTGCGCCAGCAGCACTTTCACCAGCCATGCAGGCTTTGGCCGCACCTGGTGGTCAAGTTGGCCCAACAGTGCAGCGTGCTGAGATGGCCGCAGCCATTCCAGAGACAACGCCAAACCAGATCAAAGCCATGCAATACCAAAACGCAGCCGATGTGCTGGCTGCTGCTGGTCGTGTGGCCGATGCTGAAAAGTATCAGTCCATGGCTGAGAAGTTGAATCCCCGTGCCGAGGTCGTGGGCCAACCCTTTGAGGTTACTGACGCGACAGGCAAGCCGATTCTGGTGCAGCAGTTCAAGGACGGTAAGTTGCAAACAGCCGCTGGCTTTGGCCCCAAGCGTGAAGTCGTGTTGCAAAACCTCGGCGGTCAGACAGTGGCTGTTAACAAGTCAGCATTGCGTGGTGGTGAAACATTCCAGCAAACCATGACGCCTGGTGAGCAGGCTTCCAACCAAGTGGCCTTAGGCAACTTGGCTGTGAATCAAGCTGGTCTTGGCTTGCGCCAACGAGAATTTGACCGTGGTGCGTTTGACCGTGTTGAGACTGCCGATGGCTTGATGTTTGTGCCAAAGACGCCAGGCGGTCAAGCAATGCCGATCATGGGGCCAGGCGGCCAGCCATTGAAGGGTGCTGGCAGCGCACCAACCGAAGGCCAAGCAAACGCTGCTGGCTTTGCCCAGCGTATGGAGTTGGCCGAGAGCATTCTTAATCGTTTGCCACCTGGGTCACAGCCTGGAGTTGGGACGCGAGTTGCAGAGGCTGTGCCATTTGTTGGCGGCGCTTTGGCGCGGTCTGGACAAAGCCCGGCCACTCAGCAGTACGACCAAGCGGCACAGGATTGGATTCGCGCCAAGCTGCGCAAGGAGTCCGGCGCAGCCATTGGTGCTGATGAGATGAAACAAGAATATGCGACCTACTTCCCCATGGTCGGAGATACGCCAGAAAAAATTCAGCAGAAAGCTGAAGCACGGCGCGTGGTCACTTTGGGTATGGGCAAGTCGGCTGGCAAAGCCTACGAGCCATACCGACCTGCAACACCAGCCCCTGCTGCGGCTCGGCCAGCGAGACTAATGCGCGATCCACAAACGGGCATTTACCGTTACGTTCAGGAGTAAAGAATGGCCGACAAAATCGTTGAGATTCCCAACATCGGCCAAGTGGCATTTCCTGCCACCATGTCGGATGACGAGATCATCCGCGCCATTCAGTCACTGCAAGCGCCTGCGGCTGCACCAGCAATGCCACCCGACACCATGGCACGCCAAGCAGGCTTGGCCGTGCGTCCTATGGCACAGGCTGCGCTGACTGCTGGCGGGATGCTGCCGCTGGCTGTGGACCCCTTGGTGAACCTGTTTAACCTGGCTGCTGGCACAAACGTGCCAACCATGACGCAAGCTACACAGACAACGCTTAACCGCATGGGATTCCCACAGCCTCGCACAGCGCAAGAGCGCATCGTGCAAGATGTGTCGCAAGCTGGCTATGGTGTTGGCGGCTTGGCCAACTTGGCCGCACGGGCAGCGCCCATGGTGACATCGACAGTCGGTCAGGGCGTGACCCAGATGCTGGCCACCAACCCACGGGCGCAGTCTTCAGCCGCATTGGCGGCAACTGCTGCTGGTGGCCTGCTGCGTGAGGGTGAGTTTTCCCCCGGCGTGCAGTTGGCTGGCGCATTGGGTGCAGGCATGATGGCCCCAGGTGGCCCAACCCTGTCCACCACACAGCGTGCACTGGCCGCGCCTGCTGGTCTGGTCAAGCCATTCACACGCGAAGGCCGCGAGGTCATTGCAGGCAATGTGCTGCGCAATGTCGCAACAGATCCAGAGCGTGCCATTCAAAACTTGCAGTCTGCACAGTCCACAGTGCCAGGCTTGCGCATCACCACAGCCGCTGCTGCGCGTGATCCCGGCTTGGCTGGTCTGGAAACACCTTTGCGGTCTGCAACCTTTGACCCATCCAACCAGTTTGGCGCCAGACTGTCTGCCAACCAGCAAGCCTTGTTGGATTCATACCGCAGGCTTTCTGGTCAACCTGGCTCGATTGTTCGAGCAGAAACCAAGCGCAATGAACTGACTGGTCCTATGCGTGAGGCAGCCTTTGCCAACGTGCAAGTCGATCCGGCTACATTCCAAAGCGGCATCTCATTGGTGGTTAATCGCGCCATTGAAAATGTGATGGACAGTTCGGTGGGTGTGCGTAAAGATGTTGAAACAGCCATGAAGTTTGCGACTGACCGCATCGCTAGAGCCAAAAATCCCGAAGAGTTGTATGAAGTGCGCAAAGACTTGGCGGCGGCTGCGCAAGGCAAATACAACCAAGAAAACCCCAGCCTGCGTTTAGCCAAAGGGCAATTGAACGATGTGATCAGCACCATTGATGATGTCATTGAAGCGGCTGCGCCTGGCTATCAACAGTACATGAGCCAGTTTAGAAAATCATCCAGCGCCATCGACCAGATGCGCGTGCTGCAAGGCATTCAAGACCGTGTGACCACAGGCCAGCCCAACATCATGACGGGTGAGCCAGTGCTGGCGGCAGGGGCATTGCGCCGAGAACTCAAAACCAAGGCTGATGAACTTGACTTGAAGCTGTCAGATGCAGCGCAAAGACGTCTTGACAACATCATCAACGAGATCAATCGTGGCCAGGCTGCGACAGCGCCAGGTGTGAAGGCTCCAGGCTCCAACACCTTCCAGAACATGAGCATGGGCAACCTGATCGGTCGCGTGTTCAGTGAATCTATGGCCGACAACACCACACTGCGCACCATGACACGGCCACTTGATTGGCTGTACAAGCTGCCCGATCAGCAGGTGCAGCAGTTACTGGTGGAGGCCATGCTGGACCCGCAGTTGGCCGCGCAAATGATGAGCAAGGCCAGCATCATGAAGGTTGAGCCACTGGCAAAATCACTGCGTAAGAAGGCCGAGCAACTTGGCTATGGATCAATCATCGGCGCACAGGAGTAACGGCATGGCTTTGCTTGATGACGAAGAACTGATGCCATTCTTTGGCAATCCCAACGTCCAGCGCCAAGGGGAAAAAGCCAGAGCATTGGCTGCGCAGCGTGATGTCAACACGCTGCCAGATCCTCGAACTTATGCGGCCATCTCTGGCCTGCTGGGTCAGGCTCCAGACAAGATGGGCTTCAGCGTGCTCAATCCTGACTACGAAGACATCCAGCGTGTGGCCCGTCCAGCCTTTGCTGTTGGCACTGCCTTGGGTATTGCGCCCGTGATGCGCGGCATGAATCTGGCGCCACGGCCAGCAGTGCGTGCGCCATCTGCTGCATCTCAGCGCGGGTCTGTTCGTTTGCCTATTGCTTCTGATCAGCCAATGGCCTCTGAGCCACTGGGGCTTTTGGACACCACTTATCGCAGCAGTCACAAAGCACCAAATCGAGAATTTGGAGCGCCTTTGCATGATTTAACTGGCGGTGGGCAAATGTACCCAGCAGATGTGTACTCGCCAAAAGCTGCGCAGTATTACGGCACTGGCTATCCCATGGCCGACAAGCAGGCATTTGATTTGGCAAGGCGCGTGCGCGGCAACCCAGATGCAGAAGTCACCATGTATCGCGCAGTGCCAAAAGATCCAAACATTTCAAACATAAATCCTGGTGATTGGGTCACTTTGAGCAAGGACTATGCAAAAACACATGGTGAATCTGCTTTGCTTGGAAATTACAAAATCATTAGTCAAAAGGTCAAGGCAAAAGACCTTTGGACCAATGCAGATTCAATTCACGAATTTGGATACAGCCCAGATTAAGCAGCCCCAAAAAACGCAGCCACCAGCGGGTCACGTTTCACGACCCGTCTTTTCTGTCTGCGCTTGGCGTCCTTGAAAGCCTTGTCCTCGATCGTCATCTTGGCCCTGTACTCCCGCACACGCTGCGTGCTGGTGCGGCCTGATGGCGGTGGACATGGCACATCAACGCCAATCCCCAACGCATACTGAGGTCGCCAGCGGTAACTGTCACCAGCGATCACCCAGGCCGCAATATGCACCAGCCCCTGTTCATGCAACTCACGCAGCCTGCGCTGGACCACACGGCGATTGCTGAACACGATCTCCATGAGTTCCCTGTCACACCTTGGCCTGCCATCGGCCATGGCTAACAGCAGGCTTGGCAGAACTCGCGGCTTTAGGCCGGCAGTCATTTGCCGCACCCTTGCGCGTCTCTTTCCTGTTGCTCCAAGGCCAGCAAGAACAGAATGCAGCACCCGGCATGGGCCATGTGCGAAAGCCCCGTCTCTGGGTCATTTTGCTGGTGCTGGGCATAGGCCGCCATGTGCCTGAAGGCTGCGGCCAGATACCGGGTCTTGCCATTCTCAACAACGCGCCAGTTGTCGCGTGAATACTTCTTGGCCCCAAGGTCCAAGACCTTGACGATTTCCTCAACACTGCCCCACGGCAGCAGCGTGTAGTCAGGTTTTTCTTGGTCGAACTTCATGCCGGTCATTTCAAATTCTCCTGAATACGTTGTCCAATCCACCTGACATTTGGTACAGCCCAAGAGTTACCCAGAGCCTTGTACCGTGGTCCATCTGGTGAATCATCTTTCTTGCGCCAAGGGATGTTGGTGTAATTATCGGGAAAGCCTTGGAGGCGCTCACACTCCACAGGGGTCAGGCGGCGAACGGCCATGCTGGGAGGCTGAATTGCCATTTGATGCTCTGGAATGCGTCCAGCCCGAAGCGTCCCCGCGCTGTCGTACTGCTGCACCCCATACTCGCTGTCTTGAAAAATTCCAATTGGCTGCGCTACTGCTTGCGGCTGCCCACGGCTGTCCATGCAATACGCAGAGCCGTCCAGCAAATACTCTTTCCCCTGTGGCCCAGCCTCTGGGGCGCGGCCTATGCAATGCGGGTGGATGCTGATAGGCTCAACCACATAAGCCTTTGTATCTGGCGCATGGTGTGAGCCACTGCAAGTGTTTAAGGCTGGAGAAATCACAGGCACTAAATGCTCATCGTCTCCAGACATTCCACCCTCACCGGGTCGCCTAGTTCTCAAAGTCTGAACTGTGGACGCAAGAACAAACAAAGGACATCCAGCATTAACGTGCTGGTCTTCCAGCCCTTGCTTTGTTCCAAATGTGGTGTCCAAAGTGCTGCTTACTTCTGCTGGCCAGCTACGCTTTGAAGCGCCATCTCCAATGCCTCCGGCAGATTCTTCCCTCGCCTTTCTGCTCGGCGCAGTATCCCTGCGCACGCTGTCGAACTCAAAAAGAACC